CGTAGCAATTAATTTCAAATTTGGCCATATATAATCTCCTTATGGATTCATTTCAAAAAAGCGGATGTCAGCATCTGTAGTATGAGGATCGTACTTGTCTTCTTCTTCACGAACCTTCTGGACCAAGATGAACTTCAAAATTTCAAGCTTGATGTCAGCTTCTGAAGTAGAAAGACCTAGATCTTTAAGCATACTCCAGTGACTCTCCCAAACCGAAAGAAGGCCTCGGATCGAAGGAAGATCCAATTTCATATAATCCATTTGCATCTCTCCATTGCTCATATTATTAATATCGCTTATATTGATAAAAAAGGCAACGTTTTTATTAAAAAATCGTCCCTTGAAATTACACGGTTTTTTCCTAAAAATTTCCCTGTAATTTCAAGGGCATGTTTTTGTTGATTTTTTAATAAAAGTACCCTATATTGATAATATGAGCAATGGAGGTAAAAAATGATATACAAACATCCTAAATTTTTTACACAAAACATCCCATCAACTCCAAAAATTACAAATTTCCTCATTGATATTTTAGAGGATCTTCTAGAATCAGATACCTTAACCACATCACAAAAAAACAAATTAGAATCTATTTTAGATTCATCCTTTAACCAAGTTGAAATATTATCCAAAAAAGACTATCATATTAATATTCCATTTTCAACTTAAAACTTAAAAAGGATTAAAAAAATGAACCAAGAACTCTGTGAAGCGCTTGACGATGCAGATAAATGGTATGAGCTGTATCTTGGTCAAAAAATGGCTAATGAACTGCTTGTTAAAGAAATCTATCAGCTCAAGGCAGAGCTGTTGAAATCTGAGCAACATTATTCTATTGTGTCTGATATGCTATCAGAAGAACAAAATTTGAGGAACCTCGTACATGGCTAAGTCTGCACTTAAGGTTGGACGTATTAAGAAAGTTAAGCGTGCTACCAAGTCAGAGACCTATTTGGTCAATTGGAAATATCTTGGCGAAGAGCCAAAGAATGTATCAACTAAGTCAGAGCTTCTTAGAGCTTTGGCTTGGTATAATTATATGGTTGAAAACGAAGAAGCACGTCAATACATTAAAGACTACTTTGTTTCCGATAAATTGATCCAAAGGGTTGTTGATAAGATTCCAGAAAGTAAGATTCCTCTTACTGCTGCATGGCTTTGTCGTATTGCTAATAATCAAAAGCGCCAGCTTGAGCCAAACGATTTAGAACGTGTACAACACGACATTAAGACAGCTGTAGGTTATTACGTCGAAGAAAAGCCTAAGAAGGTCGTAGATAAGCCTTCAATTCAAGAACGTGTCAAAGACCGCCTTTGCGATATAATTGGTGATATTGAGGTTCTTATTGATTCTGGTGCTCCATTCTCATTATATGATTGGCTAAAGAAGAACGAAATTCCTGCAATGTATGCCAACAAGATTGGGGACTATTATGGACCAATCTGGAGTGAGCTAACAATGGCTCAAACTGATTCTGCTATTGCAGAAGGATATAAGCATCTGACAGCAAAGCAGCTCAAAGAAAAGGTTGCATTCTATAATCAGTTGGTAGCTGACTGTGAGCGTTATGGTGACAATACCAAAAAGGCTCGTGCTCCTCGTAAGAAAAAGGCTCCTTCCACAGATAAACTGTTGAAGCTGTTTGTATATCAGAAAGAAAGCAATGAACATAAACTACAATCGATTGACCCCGCAACGATTATTGGCTCTCAAGAACTTTGGACTTTCGATACTAAGAGTAATAAGCTCTCGGTATTTCGTTCTAGGGGTCCTGCAGGGCTTACTATTAAGCGCACTTCTATTGCTGGTTATGATGATTCTTCCACATTAAGTAAAAAGATAGGTCGCAAGACAGAAGAAACTATTAAGAAAGTTCTTTCTGGTGGAAAGATCGTTCTTCGTAAACTAATGGATGAAATTAACACAGAGCCTACTAACTTTACAGATAGGATAAATACAAGTACCATCCTACTTAAAGTTGTGAGGTAAAATGACTGATAACGTAATTCAATTCCCATCTAAGAATCTTGCTAACGTATTTCCAGCCAATGTTGAAGAATCACTTGATCATCTAGAAGAAATTCGTAGAGACTATTGTGATGAAGTATCTGAAGATGCTATAGAAGCTGTGTTTGCAGTTCTTTCTTCTTATGGCCTTCACGTGAAACCTGATGAAGCAGCCATAAAAAATATTATTTTTATGGAAGAAGCAATTAAGTCACTACTATATTCAATTAAAAAAGTTCCTCATTCATTTCAAGAAATTGCTGATTCGTGTGTTACTATTAACGGCGAAGCAAGAGAAGAAATGGAAAGATTAATTGAAGAAAATACTCCTTGATTAATTAAATTTAAAGCTATATAATAAATATAGTTACAGATTATGTGGAATTTTTAAAATGATATTAGTTGATTTTAACCAAGTGATGATCAGTAATCTAATGATGCAATTAGGAAATCATACTAACGTCCCTATTGAAGAGGGATTGTTTAGACACATGATATTGAATTCTCTCCGTTCTTATAAGACCAAATTTGGTGAAGAATATGGTGAGATGATTATCACTTGTGATGATAAAAATTATTGGCGCAAGCAAGTATTTCCTTATTATAAAGCCAATCGTAAAAAGAATCATGATGCTTCAGAAATTAACTGGACTCACGTATTCGAATGCTTTAACAGAATTAAACAGGAAATAAAAGACAATTTTCCTTACAGAGTTATTCAAGTTGAATCTGCAGAAGCGGATGATGTGATTGCTACTCTTGTAAGGGAACATGGAACGGACTTGAATGGTCCTACAAAGATTCTCATTCTTTCTGGAGACAAGGATTTTATTCAGCTGCAAACTTATGGTAATGTTAAGCAGTATGATCCAGTAAGAAAGAAATGGATTGTTCACAATGATCCAAAAAAATTCCTTTTTGAACAAATCTTAAAGGGTGATACTGGCGATGGAGTTCCTAATATTCTTTCTCCCGATACAGTATTTGTAAGTAATGGTCGTCAACGACCTCTTACTCAAAAGAAAATAGACAAAATTTACAATGATGGTGGTATGATTTTAGACCCTATTGCTGATCGTAATTTCATGCGCAATAAACAAATGATTGATCTTTCTATGATTCCTGAAAATATCAAGAGTGAAGTAATTAATAAATACAATCAAGAATCAGGAAAAGATCGTAGTAAATTGTTTAATTATTTTATTGAGCACAAACTTAAACTTCTTATAGAAAATGTAGGTGAATTTTAATATGGCAACAATATTTAAAATGAATTCTGTCTCTAAAGTACTATCACAAATTAATGATTTAAAAGATAAAAAAGAGATTATTGAATCTCTAAGAGTAAATTCACATCCAGTGTTGGTTAACATTTTAAAATATATGTTTGACCCAAATATCAAGTTTCTTCTACCAGAAGGAAAACCTCTATACAAACCTAGTATCTACGATGAACCTAAAGCATTGTTAACAGATATTGGTACATTATATTTGTATATGGAAGGCGGTAATCCAAACCTTAAACAAGTAAGACGTGAACAACTTTTTATTCAATTGTTGGAAAGAATAAGTCCTTCTGATGCAGAATTGCTTATTGCAATGAAAGATAAGAAATCACCTTTTAAGAACATTAATAAAGCTATCGTTAAAGAAGCATTTCCAGGGTTAATTACAGAAAATGAACAAGTCAAATAAATTTCAAAAATTTGATTTTAAACCATCTAAAAAAAGAAACACATTTATTGAAGATGAAAATGTGTCTCTTCGAGAAATAAAAAGAGATCGTTCTCAAAAACATTATCGTAACTATGACAATGCATTACGATCAAAAAATTTAGATAGACTTCTCTCTTACGACGAAGAATAATATGGAAAATTTTATTTTTGCTTTAGGCTATACATTTATTTTAGCTATAATATCTTATTATTATTGGATAGAAGGTAATAAAAAAGGTGTTAGCAAGACAGTCAGGCTTATTATGGAATATGAACCTGAAGCCTTATTACGCATGAGACCAAAACTCAAGGAGTTGTTAAATGTCCAAACAGATGCTGAATAGTAATCCTCACATCTCTACTAAAATTATTGATGAGTATTACAATCCAAAAAACTTAAATGAAAAAGCTCATCTTCAAGATTTAGTAGAAGAAGAAATGAGATCTAAAGGACTTGATCCCCTAAATAAGGATGACGTTCAAAAGTATTGGACGTCTAAGGGTATTCAATTGAATGGCTAATTATACTTTTTACAATAAAACTACGAAAAAAGTATCAATTATTAGTATGCCTATGAATGAACTAGATTCATTCAAAGAGGCCAACCCACATCTCGATCAACAATTCACCGTTCCTAATATTGCTGATCCATCCCGATTAGGTCTTCAAAAGCCTGACTCGGGTTTTCGTGATGTTCTAAAGCGTATCAAAAAGGCAAGCGGTAAAAGAAGTACAATTAATACATGGTAGAATCTTTAAGACCCCATTTCCACTTACCATCAGGTAGATATATGCGTTTTCTTAATTTAGCTCTATCAGAATTTTTTTTATTATGT